TATTGAAAGAATCCAACAAGATATTGCTAAATCTATTGGAGTACCTTATGTATTATTAAAAAGTGGTAATAATGCGAACATTCATGCAAATGAAGTATTGTTTTATAATCATACTGTATTACCTCTTTTAAATATGTTTTGTAGTGCCTTTTCTCATTACTTTAATGGAGGTGTTATTATCAAACCTGATAAAACATCTATAGCTGCACTACAACCAGATAATAAAACTCAGGCTATGTATTATTCAACACTAGTTAATACAGGTATTATAACAGTTAATGAGGCTAGAGACGGTCTTGGGCTTGAAATTTTAGAAGGTGATGAAAATAATCAAATAAGAATACCTCAAAACATAACTGGAAGTGCTGTTAATCCAGCAATAGGAGGCAGACCTGAGTCTTCTGATTCCGGTACAAGCGAGTAAAAAGGAATAAAAAATGGAAAAAACATTTTATCTGAACAGTAATTTTGAAACTAAAAGACTTAAAAACTCTAAAGGTTTAAAAATTGCTGGCTATGCGAATACTACGGACAAAGACAGGGTCGGAGATATAGTAACTGCTGAAGCATGGGCAAAAGGAGTTGCTAATTATAGAAAAAACCCTGTTTTATTATATCAACATAAACATGATCAACCTATTGGAAAGGTAGATAAAGTAACTGTTGATAGAAAAGGAATTTTTGTTGATGCTATGGTCAGCGATGCTGCTGAAAAATTACATGGAGTTCAAACTTTAATTAAAGACGGAGCTTTAAAAAGTTTTTCAGTAGGTTTTCGTGTTAAAGACGGTAGATATGATGAAAAGACTGATTGTATGACTATTACAGATGTAGAGTTATTAGAAATCAGTGTGGTTAGTGTTCCTGCTAATCAAAATTCTTTATTCAGTATTAGAAAAAGCTTTGAAGGAGACTCAGACTATGAAGAGTTTGTAAAAAGCTTTAAAACCGAAGAAAGCGAGGAAGAAATGGAAACAGAACAAGTTGTTGTTGAAGAAAAATCTGAAGCCATTTCTGAAACAGATGTTGTTGAAACTGTAGAAACTGCAGAAGCGATTGAAGTTGAAGAAAAAGCTGATGAAGATTCTTCAAACGAAGATCTCGCTGAAGAAACCACAGTAGAGCTTACAGAGGAAACTAAAAATGTTATTGAAGAAACATCTTTAGAGCTTTCTGAAGAAGATGACTTTGAAGAAATTAATCCTATGGATCCAATTCCTTTTGTAAATCTTTTATCTGCTGAAACTTCTTCATTGAGTACAGATACCTTTGTAAAATACGAAGGAAAAAGATTTAAAATTACTAAGATTGCTACTGCCGAATCTCCAAATTTTAAATTTTTAGAGGTTGACGTAAACGGAAAAACAGTAGATAATATAGGTACAGTTCCGGCAGAGGAAATTGCTGTTGTGAATACTTGGGATATTGGTACAAAATATGATATTCATGTAATTAATACTAAAACACCAAGATTATCTGACTCTGTAAGAGAAGAAATTAAATCAAAGTATCAGAACTCTAATACAGCGACAGAACAATATTTATTCTCTTTAAAAACAGATGAAAATATTACTAACAGTTCAGAGTTACAAGAAAAACTAAATAAAATTTTAAATCTAAAATCAAACGGTGAAGATTGGTCAGATTCTGATTATGTCTTTGCAAACTACTTAAATAATATTATTCAAGAATTGAATAAGATGAACCCAAATGATCAAAGAGATCTAGCCCTAAAATTACACGGGCAAATGATTATCGAAACAAAGGAGAAAGACGATATGGCTACTCAAACTGCAGGCGATGTACTAACTATCAATACTGGTGCAGCCGAAAATAAACAAGCAGAAGCTAAAGCCGCCACTGTAGAGGTACATGAGCCTAGAGTGGCTGAATTAGTTGAAAAAACAGGCGAAGCTATCATGCAACAAGCTGATGCTCGCGATAGACAAGAGTTAGTTGAGGAAAAAGCAGCTTATACACCACGTGAAAATGAGGCTGTTGCAGAACTTAAAGCTCAAATGGAAAAATACCGCGAAGAAATTGCTGCTCTTCAGAACAGCAAAATGGTATGGCAAGAGTCACAGCGTAAAGAAAACCCATATTCTGCTAAAGAAATGGCTAATGCTGTTATGCTTGGATTCGCTCTTAATAAGCGTGATGTAATGGATACAAAATATGGTAATAAAATCAAAGCTATTGTTCAGTCAGGACATGGCGAAAACTTTATTTCTAACTTTTCGACCAACATCTACGAAGAAATGCAACAACAACTTGTAATTGCTCCGATGTTTAATCGTGTGCAAGTAGATGCTAAAACTTTCCGCATCCCAGTTGCTGATGAAGATGATGGAACTAGTTCAACTAATGATTCGGTTGCCCAGTTTGAATCAGGAACATATGCGACAGGCATTGGTGACACAACTCGTGTTCCTTCATCATATCAAAACGTAATTAAGTCAGTTGATTTGACTCCTCATAAATTTATGACATCAACTCACCTTGCAAAAGATGAAGAAGAAGATACAATTCTTCCTCTTATTGACTTCTTACGTGCTTCTACCACTCGTCGTATTGCTCGTGCAATTGATAAAGCTATTCTTCGTGGAGACGCATCATTGTCAGGATTTGAAGCAAACTCTGTAGCAGCAGTTACAGCTGGTACAGGCTTCCCTTCAGTAATTAAAGGGATTACTAAACTTGCTGCGGATGCTTCTCTTGCTCAAGCAACAGGTTCTGCAAGTGCTAAAGCAGCGCCAGCAGAAATTGCTGATGCACGTGCAACTCTTGGTAAGTATGGACTTCAGTTAGGTGATCAACTTGTTTATATCACCTCTGTAGAAGGTTACAATTCGCTTGTAGCTGAAACAGATTTCCGTACCGTAGATAAATTTGGTCCAAATGCTACCTATTTAACAGGTGCTCTTGGAGCTATTTACGGAATTCCTGTTGTTATCTCTGAATTTATGGATAACGCAGGTTCAACTAATAATGTTCTTGGAACTCTTGTTTACAAGCCAGGATTCGTTATTGGTGAAAGACGCGGAATGGAAATTGAGAGTGAGTACGAACCACGTCAGCAGGTAACTGCAATGTACATGTCAACACGTTTTGACTTTAAAGCATTGACTACTGTAGGAACTGCTGCTGCACCGACATTGAGTTCAGCTTACTCATTCGCGTGTAATATTAAAGCTGGCTAATATAATAGCTAGTTATATAATATAAAAGGCGTTAATGCAACAGGGCAGGTGTAAACAACGCCTGCCCTATTTTACTAAGAGGAGAACCTATAATGGCTAAAAAAGATCCTATAGAGAGATTGCTTTCTATTGATGATTATCAAGAGTTCTTATTAAAACTAAAATCTTATAATGTAGACTCTGATGATATGAAGAAGCAATGGAAAGAAAGAAGAAAACCAAAAGCAAAACCTGAATCTTCTACAACAAATAGAAGTATGCAGTCAATGTTTTCTACAAAAAAAGTAGTAACAGAAACATCAGTACCTGATACCTCTGAAGAGGAGTAAAAAATGGCACAACCTGTAACAGTTCCTTACGTATCTTTAGGAGAAGTTAAAGAGTATTTACAGATAAACAGTAATACTTATGATAATAGAATAAGTAATTTAATTTCCTATGCTTGCTCAGTTGTAGAAAGCTATGTAGGTAGAGAGATTAAAAGTAATGTTTATACAGAACTTTTTAACGGAGGAACTTCTCAGGTATTTGTCTCTAGACTGCCTCTAAATAAAGTAACATCAATTACAGAATATGACGGAGTAGCTCATAAAACACTAATAGGTCCTAGTTCTGATGGTTCTTTTGTTGGTGGAGATTTTGATACTTCTACTATCACGTCAACTGCGACTTTAAAAACTCGAAGAAAAAAGTTTGGAGAAAGTTCTGCTTATTTTGATGGAAGTGTTTTTATTTCAGCAAACGACCCAGAAAGCGGTAATCCTAAATTTGATTTTCAAAGCGATGATTTTACTATTGAAGGATGGTTTAGATTTGAAGATTTATCTAACACTAAAACAATGGTATCAAGAGGAGACGCAAATACTAAAATAGAGTTAGGCTATAGTCCTTATTTAGGAGTTAACTTTAGAGCTTTAAATTCAGACACTGAAGTAGCTAATGTACATCATTTTACAAGTACCTCTTCTACTTCAAGCTATTATGTACCAAAAGCAAATTCTTTTAGTCACTATGCTTTAAGTAGAGAAGATAATAATATAAGATTGTTTATAGACGGATCACTTATTAAAACACAGTCTACATCTAATTCTCTACCTTCTATTTCTACAAGTACTCCTTTATACTTAGGTAAAACAGGGGTAACAGGTAGTGAAAACTATTTTAAAGGTTATATAGACGAGTTTAGAATAACTATAGATGCTAAATATACCAATACTTTTACAGCCCCGACTATTCCTAATGCAACAGATGAAAACACAGTACTATTACTACATTTTAATGGGACAAATAATAATTCAGCATTAAAAGATGATTCTAGAACTACTCCAGAATATATTTGGGATTCAGAAACAGGGGGCATCAAAAGATACAACGCAGGAGTGTTAGGTGTGACAGATATATCTGTTATTCCTGAAACTACATTCAGAAACTTTCCTAGAGGCGTAAAAGTTACTTATGACGCAGGGTTCACTATCATACCTCGTGATATCAAAGTAGCGACTTTAGACTATATCAAAATATTACATAAACAAACACAAGAAAATGCAGGATTCTCTTTACAAGGAGAAAGTGGTAAATCTCATGGATTAAGTGCTAACTTTCCTCCACATATTCGTAGAGTTCTTGAAATGTATCGTGTGGTGATGTAATGGCTGTAGTAGCTTTTTCTATTACAATTACAGAGCCGGAACTAATAAAAAACTATGCTCGTTATATGGAAGAAGCACAAAAAGCAAGTAAAAAACAAGCAAATAAATTAACCTATATGGAAAACATGGTAGAAAGATCTTTATCTAGGTATTATAAAGCTACTACTAATCCAGCTGCCGCAAAAAATGCAGCTTTAGTTCCAGATTTAAGCATAGATTCCCCAAGAATAGCGCAGGCTCTTGCTAAGTCTTTTGGGGCTGATATAGAAGATGTAGTAGATGTTGAAGCAAAATATAGAAGAGGAGGATCTTCAGATACTACAATAGGACAGAGATCTGCTTCTGTATTTTCTCAAGGATTTTTAGATCAGCTAAAGTTAATGGCTAGACAATCAGAAGAAGAAGGGTTGTTAGCAAAAAGCAAAGATTTTGGTGGTAAAGGTATAGATACTTATGATGTAAATAATCCTGCAGAAGTATTGAGAGCAGTTAGAGCAAAAATAGGTGGATCAGGATTTTTTAATCTAATTGCTAAATATGATCCTGACCTACATAAAGCTTTTTATAATAAGGCAAAAAACCTGTTAATAACTGAAGCAATTATTATAAAAGGTAAAGTAACTGGTATAAAAGCTGTAAATATATTTTTTCCTTTTAAAGACTTTCAGTCTCCTCCTTTTATTTCAGAACTAGGCAAGGGAAGTTCTATTAGATATAAATTAAGTGATTCTTTTGAGAGTACTTTAATTAAAAGACTAGAAGAAACAGGCCCTCCTATAGTAACTAATAATGTTGAAGAGTTTACAAAAATCTTAGATAGTATTAGTGGTCGAAAAAAACTAGGAAGAGTAGATTTTGCAGCGGCTCCTCCTTTAGACTATGAACTTCAATTTGGTGTTCCTACTGGGGGTTCCATACCTAGAGTGACTGGTAAAGTAAAAAGAGGTAATTACGTAAGAAAAGAAAAAGAAGATAAGGAATCTACTACTAGACTGATATCTTCAGCTCAACTTACTACTATATTACAAAATAGAATAGAAAATAAAATGCCAAAATTTGGCCCGGCTAACCCTACTGAGGGATTAAAGTATAGAACAGGACGTTTTGTAAATTCTTTACAGTTTACAATAGATTATAAAAAGCAATTAATTTCATATTTTGCAAATCCTCCTGTATCTGAATATTTTGATAAATTTCATAGTCGTCCATATGCAGTAGGACAAAGACTAATACGACCTACTATAAGAAAAACTGTTCAAGAATTATTTGGAAGACAGTTTAGAATAATTAAGACTTGAAAAATTTTAATTTGCCAGAACAAGTTTAAGGTGTTATACTAATAATGTCGAATCAAAGAAGAAACATAATAAATCATATTCTTACAAATTTAAAACTTATAGATGGATCTATTTCTTCACTAAACTCTTCTTATACGTTTCAAAATAATATCTTTGATAATGTATTTAGAAAAATAAAATTTTTAGATGAAGTAAATGATTTTCCATCAATATTTTTTCAAGTTGGAGAAGAAGTTAGAGTATATAACACTTCAGGTAATACCACGGGTTTAATACCTCTAACTCTTAGACTTTATGTCAATGATGAAGAGTCATCTGGTAGTCTAGATAGTTTGATTCAAGACATAGAACATATTATATATAACTTGGATACTGGTGTATACAGTATTCGTGATATAATTATTTCGAGCGTTGATACTGATGAGGGATTAGTAAAACCCTACGGAATAGCCGAAATAGAAATCTTAATTGATTATGAATTAGATATAGAAAACTAAGGAGTTAAAAATGGCAGGTACTCAGCTAAACCTACAAAGAAATACTAAAGTCTTCTACTCTGTAGAAGATCTAAGTCTTAGTGCCACCGCAGCTACCGACCTTACCCCTCAAAATACTTGGAGAGTTGAGGTTTTAGCTGGGTACGCACTTTCTGCTGATTCTGCGGTTCAAGATATTACATCATTAGAATCAGGTCTTGACCCAGATAGAAGTGTTCAACGCTTTAATACAGCAAGAAACCCCGTGGAATGGAATTTCCAAACATATTTACGTCCTACAGGAGCAGAGAAAAATGATTCTGGTCAAGGAACTGGTGTTGCAGAGTATGGTAATACAAAACCAGTTGCTGATTGGTATCTCTGGCAAGCTCTTGTTAGTAATACTAAACCAGCTTCTTCAAACGGAGGAGAGCAATCAGTTTGGTTCTATGATACCGCTACTGGAGATGCATCACTAAAGTCTGCTAATACAGCAGCAGTAGCAAGAACTCATTCAACTCGTTCAAATTTTGCTATTGCCCAAGAAAATCACTTGTACTTTAAACTTGATAATCTTGTGTACCAAGTTAAAAACGCTATTGTTAATACTGGTGAAATTGATGCTTCTGTTGATGGAATTGCTACTACTACTTGGAGCGGTTTTGGTACCGAGCTCGTAGAACTTACAGGCGATTCAAGAGCTAAAGCTATTGCAGTATTCGGAGGAGTTGGAAATGATGGTGCTACTGTTACGCCAAATGCTAGTATTAGCTTAGATGCTGCAGCAGCTCATCATCCTTTTGCTACAATGAACGTAGAAGGCAGTACTTACACAGTCGACTTTATTAAAAACCGTTTAAGTGCGATTTCTATCAGTCACCAAGGAAGTGCTATTGAAGGAGCTAATATTTATTCGTTCCCTGTCACTGGACTAAGCTTCAGTTATTCTAATGATGTTACTTACTTAACACCAGAAGAATTAGCAGCTTTGAATACACCAATTGGACAATTTACAGGATC